TATCATAATCTACAGTAACATTATCAGAAGTAGTTATAGATACTTGTAATTCAAGAGTATTTATCTCATTACCTGGTGTAGGTGACCAACCAGTACTTATATCAGTAAGTGTTATTAATTTATTGTAATTACGTTCTACGTAATTTAAAGCTAATGATACTGCCATTTAATTTATTTTTTAAAGTAAAAAAAGAAGGGTGGGCAGTTTTTAGCCCGCTCACCCTGCCTTGTTTACTGTGCTTGATATTTTTTATTACACAAAATACTCTACATAGAATGTTGGAACTCCAACATAAGATGAGTTAGCACTAGCCTGCAATTGAACATTTAATTGTCCTGCAACTGGTACATATACACCACCTGCTTGATTAAGTGTCAAAGCTACAGGTACTGTCTGTGCCCCAAGTTGTTTCAATGTTATAGCACTAACGATGCTCTGTGTTCCAACAAAAAGCTGGAATGTTGCAGAAGCAGCAGTCAAGTTTGTCTGAGCACCTGTAACAACAGCATTAACGCCTTTTATGATAGCACCTGCAGGAATATATACCCCTGCATTGATAGTAGCAGCTGCCTGAGCGAACGGAACGTTCTGCCAAACAATTACCCTATCTGCCAAAAATGAATTTTTTGCCATATCTATTTTCTCCTATAATTATACAGTAACTGAACTAAACCCTCTCTGGAGAGATTCCATCCAACCATTAAGTATACTAACCACTTCAGCGCTCTGACCATAAGCATTGTTTCCATTAGAAGCAGTTGCTAAGGCAAGAACTGTAGTAAGAGAAGTTTGCTGAAATGTATTAATTCCAGGAGACATATATTCTCTATCATGTTCAATTACTATAAGATCATAATAAGATCCTGAAACAGAACTAAGTAATGGGGTGATGATAGGGAATGCTGTGAAATTAGTAACTCCTCTATAAGGAAGTTGCTGTAATTCCATATCACGTACAATAGCATATGTTCCACTACCTGGATCAGTAGCAACAACAGTCGTACTTGTAACAGTTACTGGTGCCCATCTTGTATTAGCATCAACATAATTAAAGTAAGATTTGAAAGTTACTTGCTTGTATCCATCAATAGCATTTCCTGGAACAGCCTTAGCTGTAATCAGTAATGTATCAGTACCAGCTGTATAAGTAGCCTGAACTCTACGACCTGAATGTCCATTTATCTTTGCAGCGAAAGCAGCACCAAATGTATCAATTGCTAATACGTCTGCTGCCGTAGCAGTATACCTATAAGTCTGTGTAAACTGACCTGGATATTCTTCCATGTCTGTGTATACAAGTCTTATAATATACTCCCTACCCAAAACAACTGGGTGAAGTGCAGTTAATACATAAGCTACAGATCCCTCTACAGCTGCTGCATAACTCATCCCTTTATATGATCTAACAAGTTTACCCTGTATAGGATCTGAGAATATCAATTCCCTAGCTCCTGTAACAGCGGTTCCTAATTCGTTGGTATAGTCGAATGTCTTACTAGTTGCTTGAGCAATAAAAATAGTATCGCTATCGGCAACAGTTGCGCCAGCTGCGAGTACACTTTTATTTTTATCAAGAACCAGTATTTCTCCATCAACAGCATTAGCGACAACTACTTTAATAGCTGCCCCAGCCACGTTTGCAGCTGTGCGGTCAATATCCTTACCGATTAATACCTTTTCTACTCTATTTAACATAATATTTTAATATTATTTTTTATTCGACTTTATTTAGTTCCACAGTATGAGATTGATACCTTGGTTGTTCTATGTTTTCTAATACCATATTAACCGCTGATTTAACAATTTCATCATGTGTGTGTTCTGGTAAATCACAGTTTACACTGTCAATACCACTATTCAAAACTTCCAAAGGTTTCTTTATATATCTAACATAGTAATTAATAACATTATAATTTTCATCTGCTATTAATTCTACAGTTCTTTGATATACTAACCTGAGTGGTTTTGCTTCTTCATAGTGAAGTCTATGCTCACTATATGGATCATCAATGTGATATCTATATGTACTTGATGTACATTGGGTAACCCCTTGTCGTTTGATAGTATCCGTTTGTTCGCCTAATTTTTTATATTGTATGTCAGCTTCTTCTCCAACAATAAACCATAGTTCCTGTAAAAGATCTGTCAAATCAGCTACAAAAGAATTATCTTTTATAGGATCTGCAGACACTGATAATGATGCTTCATGCACTAAGTTAGATAAATCCATTGTACGTTTTGATATTTCTTCAAAACCTACACCATCTTGTTTACCTCTGAATCTAGTCTTAACAAAATTCCTTATTGCTAAATTTAACCAAAAATCTATTTCTTCTGGTTCAAATGATGGTAACTCAAGAGCACTAGATTTATCAAGTTCTAGCTTAAAAGCTCTATGCATTTCTGCTATTGTCATTATAGTGTATCTCCTTTACGCCTAGGTCTACTTACAAATTTTTCTTCGTCCTCATCTAAAATTTGAGGAATAAGTGGATATTTAATTATATCCTCCTTTGCAGTTTCTTTTACTTTTACTACTTCAGGTTCTAATTCAACCTGAACTATTGTATCTTTTGATTGTGTATTCTGCATTATTGAAAGTAAAATATCCTGATTTTTAGGATTTTCTAGAAACTCTATAGCTTCTACCATAGTTCTACCAATTACTTCTGAACCATATCTATAGATGTTTTTAGCTCTCCTTATAATATTCATTGATATTGCACGCTCAATAATTACCTCAGTATCTCTTCTAGTGTTATTTATCCATCTATCAATAAATGATTGTGGATTAGATTCTGCTATTTCAAACAGTTTGTTTTCAGCTACTTCAGGTTCCATATTGTCACCATTCTGCCCAAACAATCTTAAAGCCTTCCTGATGTCTTCTGCAGTTAAAGAATCAAATTCTTTCAAAGCAGTACGTCTAACTTTATTAATAAGATTAGAACGCTTAGCTTCTTCTTCTTTATTTATAAGTAAAAAATGAGCACTTGCTTTACGTTCAAAAATTGATGTCTTTACACGTTTGTGATTCTTCAAAAATAAGTATCTTAACTCATCATTAGGATCTTCTAGATTCAAAAATATATCAGTTGAATAAGTACGAACAAAAAAGTTCTTCCAATACTCTGATCCTCTTTGTAAATTCTGTCCTAATATTGCCCCCAGTCTTTGTTCATCTGCTGGAGTAAGACCTGTATAAATCATACCAGATCTTGTGTAGTAAGGACCTAAATCCTCATAACAATTTCTATATCTAACTAAGCCTGACCAATTCTCTTTTTTAAGTGGTCGTAATATTGCTATCATATTTCCTCGTTTTAAACGGTTTATAAATTATAAGAATGTATTGGGGGCTATTAACCCCCAATCACCCTTAATTTGTTTTATTCAGCATCGCAGAAAAGTTCACCGCAAGAGGTAGGATCAGCAAGCATAACACCCTGTTCTGACAGGAAGTTAACCTGATAACTATCTTTTGTGTTGGACCTTAATGTAGTAATGTTTTTAGCATGTCCCTGGCCAGGAGCAACAGCACCTGCAGTATGCCACATTACCATCTCACGATCTTTACGAACGACCTTCTGGATATTTGATTCACCATCTTTCATTCCAATGTTAAGGAATGTCATACGATAAGATTCGAGAGGTTTGCCTGTTACTGGATGTACTTTCCTATTACGAATAGGATCGTCATACAGCGGAAGGTGCTTAAGTGTAAGTTCTACACCATTAAGACCTTTGTATGTTGTGAACTGACCACCAAGGGTAAGTTCCTGACCTGTACCTGTAATGAATACTGAATGATCCATAAGGGTATAGCCAGATGCTTTATCTCTTAATACTCTATCAAATTCCCTCATAGCCATCTCACCAGCAAGAGCGATAAACTTACGTTCGCCGAAGCCACGGATGTTAAATGAAAGATCTGAAAGATATGTATCAAGCAATTCAAGTGTTAAAGTTGTATAAGGCTTCCTGTTAGCGGGAGCGATCTGCTGAAGAACGCCAGCACCAATATATACAGGACGACCGTTAGTCCCTATGAGACTGACAGTACCATCTGCATTAGCATTATACTTGGAGTACATTGTCATGTAATCCACTCTTTCGTACCACTGACGAAGAGCAACCCACTCCTGATAAGGAGCCCAATATTTAGTTGTTTTCTTAGTACCTGGTTCACGCATCTCAATAACCATAACCGATGAATAAGCATCACCAGTTATATCATATGTAAGACGCATAGTTGTAAGGTGGTTTCTAAGCATGAACGGTGTTTGATAGTTCACGATATCTGCCTCATCACTACCTTCCTCGTATGCACTACCAACTCTAGATACCTGCTTTCCAGCAGCCAACTCAGTCGGAGGAACATAAGAAGCGGCCTGACCATCTGCCAATACTACTGTGTAAACCCACTCATTTCCATCCTGATAAGGTTCAGAAACTATACGAACCTGATAATCTTTATCATCAAATTCAATAATAGCTCCAGGGCCAAACCATTTGTCAGACAACCAGAGAGTAATCGGAGCACCATTTAAACCAGGAGCATCTGCTGTACCAATGGCCAAACCATCAATTTTTGCATCCCTGATAGTAACGGCACGTTCTGATTCGATCATAACACGCCATTCATACTGCCTATTCTCAATTGTCATGACTTTACCCATACCATTGGTTATATAATCTATAACGCTTCCTTGATTGAAACGTCCCATTATATAAGACAATACAGGTGAAACTTCATGTGGCCTAGTAAGTAGTGTATTAGCTAGCATCCTTTCGTCAACGAGATCTGAAAACCACTTAGTACGATAAAGTTGCAGTGTATTTAATACATTATTTTCCATTGCCATAATAACCTACTTTTAATTATACTTTATTTAATAAATTTTTACTTATTGAGCCTAAAAAATCAAAATCTGAGCTACTCTCTGGAGTCCCTACGCCTTTGGATCTTTTCCCTTTATTAGCTTTTATTTTCTGATGAAACTCTTTATAAGCATCAGATGAACCCTTCTTCTGCGCATCTGCGATTAAAGAGTCCCCTTTTTTAGTAAAATAAGCCGATTCAATCAGGTTTTTAATATCAGACATATAATCTTTCTGATAATTAGTAAACCCATCTGAGGCCGGCTTAAATATGTAATCCAACAATTCGTCTTTCTCCTTGGTGGATATTTTTATCCCTCTAACATTTTCGAGAGACTTTACACTCTTTTGTACGTTTTCATAGAACATTTGTTGCTGTTTTGCACTAGCAGTACTGATCTTTTCCTGTTCCTCTAATAGCTTTTTCTCTTGTTTTATTTTGTAATCTTTTAACAATTCTACAGCATCTTCAGATTCTTCTGCCAACGTTTCTGATTTTTCATATCGATCAATTGCTTTTTCAATTTTTGAATCATCGTAACCTTTAGTCTTCAATAGTTCTTTGATAACTAATCTTTGATTAGATTCCCTGGACAAATCTAAATTATCATAATCTATACCAGAAGGACCACCATATACTTCTTTAAAAAATTTATCTACAGATCCGCCATTTTTTACATAATCGTCAAGTTTAGCAATCGTATCACTATGATATTTAGGTTTAGAATTTTCAGCCACAACCTCTTTCATATAGTCTACGATATCTTTTAAAGATCCGAGTTTTTCGTCTTCATCTAATTCCCAACCTAATTCTTCTGATAATCTATCTTTTAAAAATGATGTTACTTCTGTTTCTAATTCGTCATCGTCATCGTCAGGCTCATCTACTACTTCCTCTGGCTCTTCCACTGTTTCCACAGGTTTCTTAGTTGTCTTTACCTTAGGTTCTATAACTTCCTCAGGTTCCTCAACAACTTCTTCTTCATCCACTACCTCTTCCACTTCCTCTTCTTTTTGAAGATCTTCTGGATCAATGTACGGAATTTCACTATCAGGATCACTTGCATGTACAGGTCCACCTGTGCCAGGTGATATTAATTTAGATAGGGCTTCAAATCCACTAAATACATTGGGTACTTCAACTTCTTTCTTAGCCATAATTATTTACTATTATTAACAACAGGTTTATTTGCCTGTTTACGTTTTATTTCTATTTCTTGCTGTTTCTGTTCTTCAGCTTTCTTGTTCTTACGAACTGTCTCTTTCAATTGTTCGTCCTTTATTCTTGCGTCATCTCTCTGCTTTTCAAGTTTTAATTGAAAATCTTGAATAGCATCTGCTAAACCGTCTTCATTCTTATCATCACCAGTAGCAGATTGTTTGATCATCTCTACTTGAACTGCGGTTTCATATTTACGAATGGAATCCTCTTCCTTGAGTCTAAGCTCTTCCATCTTAATTTCGTTCTCAATCTGAATAGCATCCTGTTCCATCTTAGCCTGTTGAGATTGTAACATCTGTCTACGTTCTTCGATTTCACCAAGTTTAAGTTTAATTTGTGATAAATTCTCTGATGATAATATTTCGGCAGCTTCCAATAAAGTTGCTCCATTCTGCATAGCAGGTTGAAGTAATGTTTTGATAGCTTCTATATCCTGATTCTGTTTTGTATTATCGCCTATAAATACATCCATATCTGAATACAAGAAATCATCTTCCACAGTAAGGAATACTCTTTCTGCATCATTAAGAATGTAGTGTATGGCTTTATTAGGTGTTTCTTTCCATGCATGTTTAGCTACATTAAGTAGCATAGTTACTGCATTCTTCTTCACCTGATTATGATACCAGAATAATGGTTCTGTAATATGAGATGACTGTACTACAGCTCTCTCTACATTACCTACTAATTCTGTACGTGATATTTGACCTTGACGTTGTTTAGATACACCAGATATTTCACCAATCATATCTTCTATCTTGACCATTAAGCCAATATAGCCAGCCATTACATCTTGCATTGATAAGTCAATAGCAGTGATCTGATTAAATTGAGATGGCTTACCACCTTCCCTACCTGGGATATTCCAACCTTCATCATATGGATTAACAAAGTTAACACCAGCTGATGTAAGATAGTGCATCCACTGTTCTACAGTTACGCCTAACCCCACTGGTATTTGTGTCATATCCATGGTAAGAACTTTACCCTTATCTCTTGCCAATGCTAACTCCAAACGATACCATAATATAATGTACATGTATTGTAATGGTTTCATTAGACCAACTAAAGACTTTGGTAAAGAATTTATATTGTTATATATTATACCACAATATGGAAGTTTCCTAGAAGACAACCCATCTATAGAAGTATGTTGATATTCAACAGGACCTATACCTAAGTATATATCCTCACCAACTTTATAACCTTCCCAGACTTCTGGGATCCAATCCCATTCAATTGTTTCTTCTGGAGACGCTTTATAGTCTTCATTAACAATTGTATTTTGTTCCTCACCTGTTTCGTCAGTATACGTAAGAAATCCTATCTTTTTATAAGATCTCCATACACCATGATATACATCTATAAGGTTAAGATCACCACTAGAATTAATGAATCTTTTAGTAACTGTATCTCTAAACTGATTAATATCATCTATACGACTTTTACCCATGACAGACTGTTGGTGACCTTCACCAGCAAATTCTAACATACGATCCAAATCTTTCTCTTCCATAATATCAAAGAATCTATCATAGATAGTTGCTGGACTCATCTGCATATAGCGTACGAACCAATCACCATCTTCTATAAATTCTATATCAGGATCTTTATCATAATCGCAATTCAAAGGATTAACCCTCTCTAGAAAAGGTTCACCATTAATTGTTGATACATAATATATCTCTTCTGTAGATATTAACCCATCTCTCCAACCTTTTAAAAACTCATTGTCTAAGTTTAATTTCTGCCTTAAATAATTTAAAGCATGGTATGCTGTTTCCTCTGCTATAGTTTTATAATTATATTTCAAATATTTTTCTATTTCCTTAGGAGTTACTGGCTGACCATTTTCATCTTGAGTTACACCAACAACACTAGATATATATTGCATTAACAATTCTTTCTTTTTGTCCTGCAATTTAGTAACCACATCTGGATTAGTTTGTACAACCTTTAAATCAAAAGGTCTCTTAGATTCTTCTCCAACTAGAAGATCAATCTTAGGTCTTATGATATTAAAGTTCTGTAGTTTTGCTGGAAAACCATCAGCTACTTTGAAAGGATTAGTTACATACTTTAAATCATTTTCATTGTATTCGCTATTATACAATCCATACCAGGTGCTCATTTCTGTTTTTCTCCTAGTACTAATACCACCGCTTGCTTCTCTAGAAATAACAGCATCTAACGATTCGTGGCGCCACTCCTCAGTCTTCTTGCTTAGCGGTAATTTTTGTACTGGAAAATTTGACTTGTCTACCATTTTTTATAAATTTAATTAAATATCTCTATATAGACCATCTTTGAATAACATTCTTTTTTCTAAATGTATATTCTTTTTAACAGTAACTGAATATAATTCTCTTAAATAGATCATTACTTGAATCATGGCCATGACTCTATCAAAGTTACCATTATCATTATATGCTATTAATTCCTCTAACAATGCTTCTGAAAATATCTTTGTTAGATTTTTATGACCTGGTGCATACTCTTCATTTAACCAATCCTTTAGTAAACCTATGCCCCAAATCTTCAAAGGTTTGTTCATATGACAACCCTTTAATCGTTTTACTGTCATTACACCTACAATATCCCTGATAATATCAGGCTGATCTGCAAGCATGTAATCACATTTCTTATGCAAAAAGTAATCGAATATTCCTTTATTTTGATTTTCATACATTATCTTAGCATGAAAATACAAACCTAACATCCTAACTTTCTCATAAAATGTCTCAGCTTTATCTGGCCTACCTGTATATTCTGCTACTGGTAAATCATAATACTGTTCAAAATTTTGAAACCTTTTATATACTATAGCAGAACCTAAAGAGTCTGTTGTTGATTGATCATAGTCATATGAGTCACAACCTATAACATATAAACCATAAGGTATTTCCTCTGGAGGATGCTCCCATATAACAACAGCCCCTGCTGGATCATCATTAGCCGAAACTCTATACCTAGTCAAATCTTTATATTTCTTATCTATTTCCCACTTAACTACACCATCTTTATCAAAGAATAGATCCCCTACTTGTTTAAATTCTTTAAGTTTAACAGAGTTTCTTATCTCTGCTAAATGTCTCATTAAATCTTTTTTAGGAAATATATTACCAGAGATTTGTAATGTAGCTTCCATTGGGTTAAATGGATGCTCAGCGATATGACGATCAATAGAAGCCTTATCACTAGAGTTTTCTATTATCTTATCCCTTTGTTGTATGGCCCATAATCTAGCAATATTTATATTAGAATTGCCATTTTGATCCATAAAAGAAATACCATTGGCATCTTTACCATACATATTATAATACTCTGGTACAAAGAAACCACAACCTTTACCATCTAATGCTCCATCATCCCATATGTTTCTTACAGGTAATGTGTTATAAGTATCTGGTTCATAGAATAATTGCTTTAATCCTTCATAGTCAGCATCAGCTGTACCACCAGTACCATATGCAATCATTAAACCAAATGCAACGTTGCCATCTTCTACAGATGGTTGTGCTACCTGCCATGCTTCTTTGAGACCTGGAAATTTTCCAGCCTCTTCCCATATGATAAGTTTGGCTCTTTTACCTCTAGCCTTCTGTACGTCGTTCTTTAAGCTAACCCCAATAATTTCAGAAGCCCATCCCTTCTCTGCATATATACCATAGTCATCACCAGATCTAGAAATAAAAGATGCACGTTTGTGCATTACTGTATTCTTACCTTGTCTCCTTTTACCCCATGCTGTATTAGTGTCGATAAAACTCATCATATCCCAAGCTTTATTCAACACACCATCCTTTGTTAAAAATTCTGCTTCAGCAGCAATGGCATAAGATTTAGACCTTGGTATACAATAAAAATTTCTACACATCATTGAAGCTGCTTTAAAAGAATAACCAGCTCCACGTTTTTTAATAACAACTAAATGTTTACCTTTTTCTTCAGCATCTTCTATTGCTTCAAAATAGGCTCTATCATAATCATAGTATTTAGGAAATTGCTCTGGTCTATCTACAGCTTTCCTTTTACGTCCATAAGGATCAGTAAACTCTCTTTCCTTGGTTATAATTATTCTGCTATAATTTAAATAAAAATAAAAATAACCAGATATATATTCCCCATCTTCTGTAGTATAACCAAATATAGAACGACGAAGCTCCTCGTCCCAATACTTCATATAAGCTTTGGTACCAACAGGAGCATTAGTGTAATAACCATACTGTTCGTAAGTTATTGCAGCTTGTCTAAACTTTGAACTATCGTCACAAAATTTTACTTCTACATCATGTAAATATTCCATTATTCTATTCCATAATCAAAATCATCCCTTGGGAGCTCATATAATCCTATGTCACCACCACCTCTAACATTAGAGGATTCAGACTGTTCTCTCTTAACCATATCTTCTAATATACCTAAAGACTTTACTATACCTGCTACTTCTTTCAAATTAGAAGAAAGATCTCTAGAAGAATATACTGGTTTACCATAGTTATCTTTCAAAGAAAAATCTACTGTATCAAAATATTCAGCTAATTTATCTGCTGCTCTTTTAGCAGACCTTAGTAATCTAGAGTTAGTAGTTTGTTTTAATTCTTTATACTTTTCAATGGCTTTTATTATATCTTCGTCAGGTACCCATTTATCACCCATAAAATCTTTTACAAGAACATTTTCTCGCTCAATATCTTTATAAGCCCTGTATGGATTATTGACGGATTCATCACATAAGAAAACCACATAAGATATTTCTTTAGTGGCTTTATGTTTGTCTTTACCTTTATCTCTATCCCAAAGTAACCTAAACTCTGGTATAACTAACGAGTTGGCATTAAGCACAACTTTGTTATTCTCTATATCAAAAACCTGGATGGTTCGTCCCTCCTATTCTGTTTTATATTTCCAAATAAATCCTCCAGCAGATATTCTTACATTTTTACACACTAGATGAATATTTGTCGAATTAATTAATAAATTTCTAGATGCTGATATTATACTATCCCATTCTTTAATAAAATTAACCTGTTTATCAAATTGATAAATAATTTTATTATTTGTTCTACGACCAATACCAGATCTTCTTATTTTTTCTATTGCTTCTTCTGAATGTTTATAACCTCTATTTAAATAAGCAAAAGGTTGTATATTATATTTTGGTTTATATGAATCTATATAACTTTGTTCTAATTTCATTAATATAGTTATATCTTTTATTGGTAATATATGAAGTATTTTAAATTCAAAATTATTAATACCATATTTATTTATAGCACTTTGTAAATGTTTATTTAGGTGGTTATTTCTAAATAGTAAATTTCTATGATACCATAGTCTACGATATAAATTTTTTGCAGATCCTACATAACAATCGTTGTTTACATTATTTATTATAATATAAACTCCAGGTTTATCATATAAATATTTTCTAAACTTATTTAAACTATCAAATACTTGCATTAATTATTATATGCTACCCAACCATCCCATATCATATTTATCTTTTCATAATCCCCTATTTCATATGCTTCGTCAATAACATGTTTAGCAGACTCTACAGTGGGAACTTGAAAGCCTAAAGTTGTAACCATCATTATAGTTACATCTACTATATTTTCTAATAATATATTTTTACGAGTTTCTACCCTCATAGCCTTATTTTTATAATTACCTTTTTGTGTAAAAGCCCCAATATACGGAAACCGAACACCTTCTTCTATGGAAGGGTCGGTCACCAAATATTTGAGATATGCAAAAGGCGCATCTATTATGGCCTTACAAATTCTTACATCTATTGAATTATTTAAAGCTAACTCTTTGATTAACTTATCATAATTATTTTTTATCGGTGCCAAAGCCTATTGCTCCTTTTTTCTCTGTCATTATATGTTCTACACTAGACCTTTTTTCTCTAGCAAATATTGGAATTCTACATATATCTAAGGTATATCTAGTTGTACCAGTCTCATTGTATATATTTTTATCAATGTCTATCCAAGTAACAGTATTATGAAACTCCCTTTGAATATGCACTATTGATCTTAATACTCTTTTCAACATTTGTTTTCTTTTTATTTAATATGAGTATAAAGTTTATCTTCACTTCCTCTTTCTTTAGTTCTTCGTTATACTCTATTGTAGGTTTAATATTGTCATTAATAACCCATTTATTTTTGTCATTTTTAACAATCAAACCTTTCTCTTTTATAGTACTTAAATACCTACTTAAATTTGCTTCACTTATACCTAGATCTGTTTTAATAATATCCCTGATTTTTCTATCGTTGACATTACCTTCAAACCCAACTGAATCTGCTTTAAATAAATAGGAAAGTACTTCAACCTCCCGATTGGAAAGCTGAAGTACCCCATTAAGAATATTTACAAAGTCTAAATAGAATTTATCTTTGTCGACTTTTTTATACAAGTTCATAAAATACAGTGGTTTCTAATTCACAGTTAGTACACTTAAGATTTAACTTTGTCTCTTCTGCTACTGGGAAAAATAAACCATATCTCATTCTATGAATTGGATTTTTGAAATGACACAAACCACATTCGAAAGTAAGTATACCTTCAGGTACACTATATGCATTATCTGGAACTGGAATTTCATCTTTTGGTTCTTCCTTTGCAGTTTCATCTTCTGTTGGAAATGTACTAACTTCTTCAATGACATTTTCTACTGTAGTAGAACATTCCTCACAATTACCACAATGAATCTTATTCCTTTCCTTCCATTCCTCTGGCATATTATTGAAGTCCTCTACCTGTGGTTCTTCTTTGACTTCTTTGTTAATTGCTGGATGTGCTACATCACAAGGCTGCCAATTCTTCATAGAATAGTCTTCTTTAACTTCTTCAAGACCTATATCATAATTTTGTCTGAGAGAATTTAACTTAGGTTCTTCTATATATTCAAAATAATCACCCATGTTAGCCCAAACTATTGCAGGATCTATAGCAACTGCAAAACCTGAATAGTAATAACTACTATCAGCTATATCTTCTTCTCTATTTACACTAACGTACTTCCCGCTAGCGGAATCAAATTTTAATACTGCACCAGCAGGTATACCAAGTATATTATTTACTGTAGTTACAGGTTTAAAATCATTATTCTTTATCATATCTTCCATATTCTTACTTCTTAAATAAACTTATTATTGGTTTAACTAACTCTAACACACCTGCTGTAAAATAGAACTTATTAAGTTGTTCTGTTGTATACCAGAAATTATAGTCCTTATTCTTATTGTTTTTATCAATATCAATATTGACTTTATACTGTGGTACCTGTGTAAACTTATCAATTCTTTCTTTTACAATTGTGCCTTTTACTAACCCCCAGGCTGTAAAGACATACACTTTATCATTAACTGTTGCTGCTTTCATATCTTATCTCCCTTGACCAACATATGGTTTACTATAATGTTTAGAATTCTTATTAGTACTTTGCTTTGTTTTAGCATGTACCCCATGTCCCCTTTTCTTATCATTAAGGACTCTTTTACCATTACCTGTAGCCTGTGCCATTACTTAATAGATTATATAATTTACTAACCTTGGTTCTACGTCTCTAATTCTAATAACTTTTATTCGTTTAACCTTTTTAGGTTTCACTCTTTTAATCTTTGCCTTTTCCGGCACTCTTACTATTCTTACTAATTTTATTTTCATCTTGTTCTTTTTTAACTATTACTATATTAAATTCAACACCACACACACAAACATACTGAATAACTGATTCTTGTATAATGATCTTATGCTCACAATGTGGACAAACTAATTCTCTCATTACCTATGTATTATATATATACGCCTTTTAACCTTTACCTTAGGTTCCCTAGGTTCTCTTACAGGTTCCTTGTCCATGTCCCTGCCTACTAATACCCCAACACCAAATGCTGCTGCTACTAATATTACTGTTGTTAAAAACCACACCATAATTATTCCTTTCTTTTAAACTATTCTGTATTCACCTAAATGTTCATTATATGCCCTCATTATAAAATCATCTAAGGTTTCTTCTGCACCACGCAATGTAATATCAACTGCATATATAAGCCTTTGGGGCTTCTTTTCAAACCACAGATGAAACATTATATTGCTTGCTAAAGCAGCAGTTAACACCCATGGAAACAATATCAAACAATCTACTATAGTCATACTACTTATTTTAAATACCATTGTTATACCACTATAACGTATGAGTTACAATAATGTTACAATTATGATGAATTATTTTATTATTGATATAAAATAAAAAGGCCCCTCTTGTGGAGGAGCCCTTTTAAACTGTGATGTTTAGTGTGATTATTTCTTTTTACCGCTTTTAGGTTTCATTGAACCTGATTTGCCACTCTTTGGTTTGCAAGCCATAGACACCTCCTTTTTAGGTAACTTTATTAATTGTTATAAATTATGCCTTCACCGGTTTAAATGGTGTAGGTTTAAACGTAGCTGTAGGTTCACCCTCTTTAGGTGCAGCCTTAGCAGCCTGTTTGTCCTTAATTGCCTTGATGATAGTCCCAACCAACAACTCAATTACACCTTTAAATATAAGTGCATTCTCATCTGATTCAAGGCCAGGAATCTTAACCAACGAAGCAATCAAATCTGCAGCAATAACTTCTGACAATTCTATGTCTTCTGCAATAACTGCATCAACTAATTCACCTAGTTTAAGTTTTAATTCTTCATCTAATTTATCAATATAAGAATCATCAATAAATGAAATCACTGCCTTAAACACAAAACCATCCAAAAACTCTGGAATACCTTTGAGTTTAGCTGTATCATCTAGTAAACCAGACAAATACTTTTCCTGTTCTAATGTTAAAATACCTTTATTACTTGCCATATTAATATGTTTAAATTATTATTATTATTATTTCTGCAATTCTGCAATAGCCAGCTTGAGTGCATCATATGTTGCAACATCACCTGGTGTTTCTACTTTACCACTGTCAATCAAAAACTGTTTGTTAGCTTCCTTACCTTTTTCAAGCAGAGCAACTAACTCTATAAGTTTAGCGATTAACTTATCTTTATTTTCCTTTAAACTCATAATATTATATTTATGTTTTATTATTAATAACTAGTTATGATCCTCTATAATTATTTTATATATTTTTTCTGAAATATTATTTCGGATGTTATTAAGGCTGCACAAAATGCTAGCCATATTATTACTATACCCATTTTTCTTAATTACTTTTGAATAAAAACTCTTTTAATTCATCAATAGTTAAATCTTTTGTATCTTCAAATACCTTTAACCAATTATTAGGTATGTTTATTTTTAATAGTTTACGTTTTATCTTATCCCTTATTCTCAATTTTGCTTTCTGTTTATCACTAATTACAGCTGGTCTATTTACTTTTTGTTTAGTTTGTTTACCATACTTAATACCTTTTAATGGTGCTTCATAAGGTTTATTCTTAGACCATATTGAATCTCTATATTCTATTTCATGTGTATCATGCCATATTTGATGACATTTCCTACACAATACAACTAGAGCTTTATCGGGATATTCCCACAACTTATGACCATTGACATAATATAAATGATGTACCTCTAAACTTTTGTTGTATTTACATTCACTACATAAGTGCATAGATTTGGTTAATAATCTTTGCCTTTTCTTTTGCCATTGTATAGTCTTTAACTCAGCTAGATGTTGAGTGCTTTTGATTTCTATTTTAGCATTATTTTTCATAATCCCCCCTAGAGTGAATTGGTATACTCACTTTACTAATTTTCAGTTAACTTGCAACTACTTGGTTTTGAGCCCCATGCCTACTATTGCCTTACCGTTAGGTTGTAGTCGTAATTACTTATTAACTTATTCTTGCCATCGAGGATTCCCACCTATTTAGTTTCACACCCCCGACCTATCTCCTCCCCCTGTAGGGTACTAAGAGTTAGACTGGTCATTAACTACTACGTGAGGTTGCAAATTTTGTTGCACTTTTGTAGTATCTTTTTCATAATATTTTTTATGCCAATTAATTTTAGGTAATGCCCTAATTATCAATACCCCATATACAGTTGATAAAATGCCTAAACTAAAGGCAAATATTAAATCGTATATACTATACAACTGTGAGGATAGCTGATTCATCTGGTATATGTTTAATTGCTATAATCTCAAAGTTCTTTAGTACTGATACCCCAGGTATTAAATCAAAGTCTAATAGATTAGATACCTTATATACTACTCTATCACCTATATGTAACCTTGGTTCATTTTTTGCTATCTGTAATACTATTGCCTCTTGATATAACCTATTAATAGTATGTACCATCTTCTTCATAGGCATTTCATCTTCTTGAGGGTTAATACCCTCAGCCTTAGCCTTTGCATAATCAGGTTCACTGCCAACTGATTCATAATTCCTTAATTTAAGCGGGTGTATAAGCACTCGCCCGTCTAGTGGCTCTAATAGAGAGCACTTGTTAACTAGGTTTGTTATCTTGTTTGTCATTCTTACTTTATTATTTATTAATACCATTTATGTTTATTGTGTAACCTATTGAGGATAACAATCCCTATGGTTACTATAACTATTAAACTATAAAATATTACATCTATCGGGTACATATAATGTGTTTTTACCTTTATTATATATCAATCTTTTGTCTTTAAATGGCAGGGTACTGAAATATGCCTCAAAATCTACGTATAATTCACCATATTTAGCCATTATCATAGCCCATTCTACTTGATTAAATGGTTTTAACTCATATATATTCTTAAATACCTCTTCATTCATGCTTATAATACGTATATACTGTATAAATGTTACATGTATTAGTAAAAATTGTGTGTATAATGCCCCGCCTTAACTGTTACATTAGTAATACCCCCGTACCTAGTGTATATAATGTCGAGCGTAGACTGCCTCAATCAGACTACCCCCTAGCCCTTTGGGCAGGGATGGTACCCGTGGCCAATGAAATTATAAAACTAAAAAATTACGACAATGAAAGCAAGAGAAATGTACTTCGTTAGACCAAATGCAGACTTGAGCAAGGTAAAATTAACAGCAAAAGGTGCAAATGAGATCATGATCATAGATGGACAGAAGTGTGAAGTGTTCGGTAATGCTAAGTGGACAGCTATAAGACCAATCAATGAGCCTAAGACAGCCAAAACAGTAAGAAAGAGCACAAAATAGGGCACGTGGGCGTAAAAAACCCACATAAAACATCAATTAATGCATGCATACGGATCTTGACTAGATCCAATGTGTGCACCTTGACACTATCTAAGCATTAACAATAATCATAACTATTAATAAACACATAGCTTATCATGAAAATATATACATTCTGGTCAAAGAAATTCAATGATGTGGTAGTCATTGTGGAAGAAGATATAACATCTGCAATTAAACAATTAAATGCAATGCAAGAAACAAAAGATCATGATTATATTATTGGTTCATCAATACCATGTATTAAAGGATATAATTGCACAACAACAATAATCTAACTTAATAACTACGACAATGAAAACTTTGACACTAGATCAATATCCTAAACATAGAGGAATTAATCCAGAATTATTATCAACAGATCAAATAAACATAAGAGTTATTGCAACAACTATAACAAATGTTGAAACTAAAGTATGTAAGAAATGTCTTAATACATTACCAATAACAGAATTCTGGTTCAATAACAAAACAAAAAATTATAGAAAAAGTAAATGTAAAGACTGTATGTCTGAAGAACAAGGTGTTATTGAAATAGGTAGAGTTAGATTTGCAAGGAAAATATTAACAAAAGGTTTTAGACGATGTTCAATATGTAAAGATATTAAACACATATCTGAATTTAGTAAAGACAAGCACTCAAAAAATACAAAGGATAATAAAACTAGTCACACTTGCAAAGACTGTAATTATAAATTACATAGACATTATTTAGATAATGTACATAACAAAAGAGTAGAAGCAATGCCAATAAAACACACAGTAGATAATAAAGATTTTAAATCAGATAGATCCTTTGCAATATATCTATTAAAAACATATGAAATACCAATAACACAAACAGAAAAAAGGATACAAACATATAAATATACAGACGAACAATGTACATTACCATCACATAAAATACGACATAAACCATGATATCAGTTAGACACCTCAACCAGCCAATAGTCAAACATGTTCCAAAGAGGACAGAAGCAGACTATATTATCAAACGTGACACACTTGATATGCTTGATAAACTAGCAGGTAAGTTACCAAAGTTTAATCATATATTATTCCCAAGTAATAATATCATGCATAAACATAATAGTAAATTATTATCATTATTATTAATGATAGTGTTATCATTATGTATATCATGTAGGCAACCTGATGTTAAACAACCTCAATCATATCAAACTAATGATATGTTCATACGTGATCTTAGTGATACAACAATACCTGAATTTAAGCGCTTTAAAATAGATACAGCTAAACTAAGGAAAGCTGCACTTACTAATAAAGCAGACTTAAAAGGTAGAATATATAAATATTAATAATTAATAACTACGACAATGAACAATCAACCTACATCAAATGACAGATACATTAATACAATTATTGTATTGATAGTCGCTTTACTCATATGCTTAACAATATTATTTGGCTAACTTAATAACTACGACAATGAGTAATCATTTAATTAAAACATTAGACCTTGCTGGCACTGAAACAACAACAGTGCTGGCATCATCAACACAAGAACACAAGATACTACAAGTATGTGTCAAATATGAGATAAATAAAGGGATATTATTCTCAAGAACATATTATACTCTTAAACATAGAGGTAATATAGTATGGATAGGTGATTATGTTCATATGGCAATTAATAAGTATAATGAAATACATTCATCATATAAACCTCAACCAATACTGCCATGAGTGACGATATAAGACAAAATCCATATGTGTTTATTGATAACTATCCAACAGGTATATCAATAAATAATAAAATAATAATAGTACATGTAGACTATTTATTATACGCTAAGAAGGCACCATCACCTATAATGCCACGAATAATCATAATGCTCAACTAATCACAATGAAAAAGATCAATTGTATATTAGTACCTAACATAGGGATAAATGATGCAGTGATAGGATATACTGCAATACGATTCCCTATTATTGAGAAAGACACACAAGATTTAATGGATATAGACAATCCTGAGATCACATGTAATGTTGATACCAAGTTTGACTTATTCAGATATATCGAAGATGGTGTACCAAATCTAACACCATTCAACATAACTGAGACATGCCATGCACCATCATTCGATAAAGCTATTCAATGGTTTAATAGAATGACTAGAGCAGGGTAGCAATAACTCACAATAACCACAAATATATATTCGCTAAAATTATTCTAAATCATTCACTATTATTAATAATTACAATTATGGCAAAGCAAACATTCACAGCAGATGAAGCATTAGATCTTCTTATCTCCATGAATCCATTACGTTTGGGTGTTAATGCAAACCCACTCGTTGAAAAAGACAATCAGTTTATCATAACTGGCAAAAGGAAGACCATTAAAGGTATTCCAAATGTTGAAGCATACGTTGACATGACTAAGATAACAGAAGCTGGAAAAGCAGCAAATCCAGGCTTAGTAGCAGGCAGATATATCAGAATGACCAAAACTGATATGACAAAAGAAATAACATCATTAACTGACAAATTGAGAGCAGGTCGTAAGCCTGTAGCTGATAACTTATTCGAAAATCAGAATCCATTGTTATTCAGCAAACTCCTTCAGTTATTAGGTCAGAAAGATGAGAAAGGCAATTACACATATTTCACAAGAATGCCAGATGATAAAAATGGCAATCCTGTATTAATACTGAAGATTGCAGTTCCAGGTGCATTTGTAACATTGAACATGCCACCACATTTCAAAATAGATGTAGAAGGCAAAATATTAGCAGGTGCAAGAAAAGACCTCAGAACACAATCATATGGTAGTCCTGAAAGCATTGTATTCAACGATGTAACACTATTCTTATTACCTGAAGAATTTGAAAGACTTCAGTCAAAAGCATTGAATATATTTCAAAAGACTGTTGAACCAATGCTTGCGAAAGAAATTGTCAAGATCACAAGAGTTGCTGGTAAAGAAGTTGCTAAAGAAGTAAAAGCTAATACTACTACTGCAGAAAATCTTGAAACAGCACCACCTGCAAATGAAATACCAGAACAAGAGCTTGATGAAATGGGTAATCCAATTTAATAGATTACCTAAATAAAATACCACTGAAGGTTGAATGTACTCTCACACATTACTGTACCAACATAGTTTGTCGTAGGCTATGTCAGTAATGAGGGAGTACATTTTTTCCCTATTTTTTGTTTCAATGCATACTTACTTATAAACCCTTAATAATAATAAAAATGACAGTAGCTG